CAGAGGTAAATGCTTATGGCTATGAAAAATTTCGTCTATTCAACGGTGCAACGAATTACGTAGATAAATTATTAACTGAGAAAAATAAACCTAAATATGATGTCAATAGTTTAATAGATGGTGATCCAGCTTCTGTTACTCGTGTTAAGAGTAAGCTTGGAAAGACCCCTGTATTCACTGTCACTAACAATGATGGTGAAGGAGGGAGCTACACTGAATCAGCTTCTGCACCAGATACGTATTCTCCCGTGGGAGGACGTCCCGATGATGGTAATGATAGAAGAGGTGCTCCACGTACTGTTGACGGTAAAGAAACCTATAGTTCTAAAGCAAAACGTGGTGGTGGCTTTAATAAAGGCGGACTAATGAAGAAGAAGACCAAGAAGTAAATAAACTAAGCATCCTATAAAAAAACTATAAGGCTACCCAGCTTCGGCTGGCCCCAACATAAAGGAAAATAATATGCCTGAACTAGAAGAAGTAGTAGTACCCAAAAAAGCAGGGTTCGTTAACTCTAATTACAATAATGCTAACAAGCGGCGGATTAAAGAAGAAGAAGAAGAGATGAATGCTCTTATGTCTGCAGATAAAGAAGAGGAAGAAGAGCAACCTGCAGAAGAAGCTAAGGAAGCTGTCAGTGAAGATAAAGATGAAAGTCTAACTGGTGAAGAGCGAACATATAAAAAACGCTATAGCGACTTGCGTAGCCACCAAAACAAACAAGCTGATGAAATTAAACTACTTAAAACTCAACTAGATAACGCACAAGAACGTGGTGACATTCGCCCACCTAAGTCGGATGAGGATATTGCGGCATGGGCTAAAGAGTACCCTGACATTGCGGCTATCGTTGAGACTATTGCTGAGAAGAAAGCATCAGAGAAATTTGCTGGTGCAGAATCTAGGCTACAAGAGATTGATCGTATTACAGAAGAGGCAGGACGTACAAAGCTAGAGAGTGAAATCCGAGCAATACACCCTGACTTTGATGAGCTACGTAGTAGTGATGAGTTTCATGACTGGGCAGGCGAACAACCTAAGTGGTGTCGTGATGCTCTATACGACAATACAGATGATCCGGCTTCTGTTACTCGTGTTATTGATTTATATAAAGTAGACAAGGGTATGGATACTAAGACACGGAAGCGCTCAAGTAAACAAGCGGCTTCTGCAGTTGTAACCAAACGGTCTACTAAACCTAACTCTAAAGAATCTAGTAATAGCTTTACAGAGTCTCAGGTACAGAAAATGAGTTCGTCAGAGTTTGAAAAGAACTCAGATGCAATCATGGAAGCAATACGTTCTGACAATTTTACTTATGACGTAACAGGTGGAGCACGTTAATTGCAAATAAACTATTGACATCTATAGAGTATAAAGTATAACTATAGGTGTCTTTATACAGACTAGTAAGCCTCATAACAATTACATGACTACCTTACTTTCTAAGACACTATCTCTCTAAGTATAAACATACCAATTATAAGACCTACCTGAACAAGTATAGGCCCGTATAACTTAAGTTACATAACTGATCCTTATGACTTATACTTATATGCACCCTAAAAAGTACAGCCTCTTATCGGTTCGTTTAGCTTATTAAACACAAGCCAAACACCTAACGGAGGATTTACTATGGCTTTTACATCTGCAGCAGGACACGGGAACTTACCAAACGGTAATTTCAGTTCTGTAATTTATTCCAAAAAAGTACAACTTGCTTTCCGCAAGAGTACAGTCGTAGGCGACATAACTAACTCTGATTATTTTGGCGAAATTAGTGCCCAAGGTGATACAGTGAAAATCATAAAGGAGCCTGAGGTAAGTGTGAGCCAATATTCACGTGGTACTCAGGTATCAGCACAAGATCTTGACGATGAAGATTTTTCATTAATCGTAGACAAAGCGAATTATTTTGCTTTTAAGATTGACGATATAGAAGAAGCCCATTCCCACGTTAATTTTATGGATATGGCAACTAACCGAGCAGCTTATCGCTTGGCTGATAACCATGACCAAGAAGTTCTAGGTTACTTGTCTGGGTTTAAGCAATCTTCTGCTCATACAAATGCTAGTGCTGTTAACGATGTAGTAAACGGTACTGTTGCTGTAGCTACTGCTGGTACAGATGAACTATTGACTTCAATGAAGTTAAACAAAGGTTCGTTTTCTAACATAACAACAAGTTCAGCAGGGGATCACTCTATTCCTTTGACTGCACGTATGCCGGGCGCTACTTCACTTCCAACTGCTGTTGCATCTCCTGCAATGGTTATTGCTCGTATGAAGCGTTTACTAGACCAACAACAGGTTGATACACAAGGTAGATGGCTGGTTGTAGATCCAGTATTTATGGAAATCTTAGCTGACGAAGACTCACGTTTTCTAAATGCTGATTTCGGTGAATCAGGTGCATTACGCAATGGTTTAGTCTTGTCTAACTTCCACGGTTTCCGTGTATATTCTTCAAGTAACTTGCCAGCTGTAGGCACAGGACCGGGCACATCAGGTTCTTCAAATCAAAATGTAAATTTTGGAGTGTTAGTAGCTGGTCATGATTCTGCTGTAGCAACTGCTGAGCAGATCAACAAGACTGAATCGTATCGTGACCCTGACAGCTTTGCTGACATTGTTCGTGGTATGCACCTATATGGTAGAAAGATTCTTCGTCCTGAAGCAATCGTCACTGCCAAATATAACGCAGCATAAGGGAGGAAATAACTTATGGCTACTTTAACTGCCCTCTTAGCACCAACTCGTGGTATTGGCAACCCTTCACGTAAACCTTACATGCAAGAACTTACTATTGATCTAACTGCACAGGCTATTGACTGTTCATCTGGTGATATTGTTCAGTGTATTACTGTACCAGGTAACACAGTAATCTTGTGGACTGGTGTACAAGTCATGGAAAGTGCAACCATGAATACTGGTACTAACGCAACTATCCTGCTTGGTACTGCAATTGACGCTAACGAGTACGTTGCTGCATTTGACATTGATGGCGCAGCTGATCTTGCTTATGCTCC